ACGTTCAGCACTGCTAAAAATTGAGCACCATGTAGTCTACTCCAAGAGACAGGCTAATAGTTTGTGCTGCTGAATCATTATCATAGTCCAGGTCTCCAAATGTTGCAGTCTTTATGAATGCTCCTTTTAGTATCCATTCGGAAATTACATCTCCTACAGGTCCTACTAGATCTAGTATTATTTCCTTCTTGTAAAAATCTGAATAACCATCTCTTCCAGTTACAGACTCATGATGTAGTCGAGTCCATTCCATTACTGCCTGAGCTCCTGATGGAGTTATCGGATCAAATAATGTCATAGTAACGTCGTTCCATCTAAGTTTTCCTTTTACCTTCCTATAAGTGTTTATATGGTTAAGTATAATCTCTCCCTGTTGAAATCCTAATCCGCTTAAGCCTTTGATCATGTATGTCGGTATTCCGTCCATATACATAATAAACCTGTTCTGTATTTTAGGTTCAAATTGGGTGAAGAATATTTCATCATGTGTTAGTATTGCCATAGTTTATTTTAATTATATTAGTTACTTTATTTCTGTTCGTGAACTACCTATTAGCTAAAGACTAATGGGCTTCGTAATCAAAGCGTGTACTACTGTACTGCTTTAGTGATTGCAGGACTGTTCCTAATCCTCTGTTCATAAATATCTTAGTATTTAAATTAAAGTTGCTTTTTCTATTTTATTTCATAATTATAAGTGTATTCGAACCTAAAACACAATAATGAAGTATAAACAGTTAATATGTAAGACCTGCCAAACTCAGTTTGAAATTCCTCATTTTAGACAGAGAACCTATTGCAGTAAGTCTTGTAAAAACAAAGACCCCGACCTTACTAAAAAGTCTAATGCCGCTAGAGAGCAGACTTGGAAAGACACTTGGGGGGGACATCCGATGTCTCAGCAGACGGTACAGGAAGCTCATAAGGAAACCATGCTTCAAAAATACGGAGTAACTCATGCATTAAAGTCTCAAGAATTTATGGATAAGAGTATGGGTACTAAGTTAAAGAAGTATGGAGATCCTTTCTTCTACGATAAGGAAAAGGCAATGGAGACAAAACTCCAGAGGTACGGGTCTGTTAATAATCACCAGGAGAGGACTCTTAGTACTCTTAGAAGACGAGCTAACCTCTATGAGGATTTAGAGATCTTAGACATTACTCAACATGATAAGATTACCAACAACAAGTATACTATTAAATGCAGAACATGTAATACTGTGTGGGATTGTATGCTTATGAATAACTACCGTCCTAAATGTAAGGTGTGTTCTTCCAAGTATACTGAAATGTCTAAAGGCCAGACAGAATTGGTTACCTTTATTAGGGAATGTATTCCCGGGGTTACAGTCCTTGTTAATAGCCGTAAACTTCTTAAGAACTTAGAATTAGATATCTTTATTCCATCACTTGATCTAGCTTTTGAATTTAACGGTTTATTTTGGCATTCTGACCGTTTTATCGATAAGGGGTATCATTTACGTAAGACGAAGCGGTGTTTATCTACAGGAGTAACTCTGATTCATATATTTGAACATGAGTGGTTGTTATCTAGACCTCTTCTTGAATCTATGATTAGAAATAAGTTAGGGGTTACGTCCCGGAAGATACATGGTCGGAAATGTGTGGTAAAGATTATTACTCCGGCTATGAAGAGGGACTTCCTAAATGCTAATCATCTACATGGGGATGTTAGGAGCTCTGTTAATATCGGGGTATTCTTTGAAGAGTCTCTTGTTGCGACTTTAACAATGGCTACCCCTAGATTTGACAAAGTGTTTGAATGGGAAATTATTAGATTCGCCACTTTAGCAAATTGCTCTATTCATGGTGGATTCTCCAAAGCGCTTAAGTTTTTTATCTCGCAGTACTCTCCAAAAAGCATATTAACCTATGCTGATAGGTGTTGGAGCTCAGGGGAGGTATATTACCGTGCGGGTTTTTCTCTTGTAGGGTTTACTCCTCCTAACTATTTCTACTGGAGGAATGGGAAGGTTTTCCCAAGGCAGATGTTTCAAAAACATAAACTTGCTGGTATTCTAGAGGTGTTTGATGCTAGTAAGTCTGAGTATGATAACATGTTAGTCAACAAGTATAACAGGTTTTGGAATTCAGGGAATGTGAAGTTATCGTATTTCCCTCCCCTTAAAACTTAAAAAGGATCTTATTTCTAAGATCCTTCTTGTTATGTTTAGGTTTTAGCTACTTCCTTATGCTGGGAATGCTACTCCAGTTGGTGTAATGTTAAAATCTAAGTAAATAAATTCTGCTGTCTTAGTAGGTTGAATATAGAATTGACCTATTAATTCATTCCTATCAATTACGTCTGGTGTGTTATTAGTATCATCCATTATAACTTTGAAAGCGTATATTCCTTGGTTTTGTTGAATGTTTTCAAGGTAAGGTGTTACGTTGCTTAGGAAGCTATTTCTTGTAACAGTACTGTTCTGATCAAATACTAGGTTTGTTGCTAATTGCTCTAAGTACCTCTTTAGTTCTATTAGTAACCTCCTAACGTTTACTCTATCTAAAGCACTTGCTCTTGTTTGTAATGTCTTTTGCCCGTACACTACAGTTCCTGTTCTGTTTATAAATGCTATAGGGTTTACCTTATTTGAATATAAGTCATCTCTAGTAGATTGAGCAAGTTTCCTCTCTCCTATTGCAGCATTTCCTAATATACCTCTCTTAATTCCTGCTGGGGCGAACCAAGGTGCCGATACTTTATCCGTGTATGCATATACTCCCGGTAGTAATGTTGAAGGTGGTACTTCTATTATCAACCCAGTGCTAGGATCTTGTATGTTTAACCAAGGCCAGTATGTTGAAGCGTAAGATGAGTTGACAGTTGCTGCTTTAGACTTTACGTTATCTACCGTAGAACCGTAATTAACAGTATCAACTATTGCTATTGCATCTCCTCTATTCTCTGTGTTTTGTATTAGTGTATTTAGAGTTGCTGTATGGTTAGGGTTATCGTAAGTTAGTCCCGGTACTGTTATAACGTTGTAATCGTAATCGTTCTTATTCGCCAGTAGTGCTATTGCAGAAGCGTAGCTTGCTGCCGGTACTCCCTGGGATGTAAAGTTTGCATCTTCTATAATATCCTTATAGAAAGTTGCATTTGCATTCGGACTCTCTGCTCCTGATGCTCCTGCAAATGCTCCGCTCTGTACTACAGGTATGTATGTTTTATACAGGTTGCTAGGGGTTCCTGTATTACCCAGGTATTCAGGAGTCTTATAGGCGATTGATTTAACCCTAACGTAGTTAGATTTATTAGCATACTCTCCTGTGGTTTCTAAGTAGGTATCTGTTCCTTCCGTGGCTATGATTTGTGTTTGGTCTCCTATAATCTTATTGATATAGTTAGGTGACTTGGGATCTAATGAAAGTTTTGGATAAGTCTCCAATACTACCTTCTTATTTGTTGAGTCATCTCCTCTCCGTATAAGTAAACTAAATTCCCCGGAAGAGGTGTTTACTGTTGGTATTTCCCATCGAATGTTACCACTGTTGCCAAATGCCAACGCTCCTTCTACTTCCGGCCCGTTATTGTTCATTAACCTCCCTTTAGATAAGGTTTCTAATTCAAATGCTACATCTCCAGTCTGTGTAGTAATATCCCCTGCCTGTAGTGTTATAACTAACGGTGTGTGGGGTGTGAAGTTGTTTGATGTTAAAGTGTAGTATACGTACCGGGTGCTTTGAGTAGTCGCATCTCTACCTACCCATAATTGGTACCTCTCCCCTATGTTAAAGTTATTGTCGTAATCGTCACGGACATCAGGTGGGGACATTATTTCTAAATTAGTGAAAGTAGACCCGGTAGTTCCTACTCGAACTACTTCATACTTTACCGCTCCGTTTCCATAAGCACTACCAACTTTGCCAGAGTACCCTCTACCTGTGAGACCTCCACCACGTCCGGGTGAAATGTTGTATGATTCAAACCATAAGTCGATACTTTGACTTAAATTGTTCTGCCCTGCGACTAAACGTCCATCTGCATTTAACCCTAACTGTACGCCTGGTATTGTTATAGTATCACCTGCTTGATAACTCTCTCCGGGTGCGGTAACATTTATCTTATAGTCTTGTACGAAGGTGTATCTACGGTTAATCCTATCGTATACAGATGTACGGGAAGGTGTATATTGTAATGTAAGACCGGTTCCTGACCCGCCTGTCGGTATTACGTTAAAGGATTGGTTGAATTCAACACCTGTAGGGTATGTTGTTATAGAGGATGAAAGTGATGTATTTGTACCCACTTCTATACTTGTTCCCATAACAACAGTATTTAATATAGGTGTTGATGTAGCTCCTGTAAAGGATCCAGATACCACCCTTGTTACTAGTAAGGAACCACCACCACTGTTAAAGTAGTTTTCGGCAGATACGGACGTTAAGTATGTTGTGTTTTGAGACCCTTCAGGGCCGTAAAAGACAAAAGTATCTCCGAATGTATTTACATACTCGGAGTAACTTGTTAATATTGTTGGAATATTTACAGGACCTTTAACGGTAGGGCCTATTATTGCTGCTCCTACCGTTATTGGTTGTTTTCTTATTTGAGAGGTGGACACCTCTCTAGTAACTATTCCCGGAGAGTTTAGATATGTGCTCATTTAGTTTATTTTAGTTATGCTGGAAATGTTACTCCAGTTGGTGTAATGTTAAAATCTAAGTAAATAAATTCTGCTGTCTTAGTAGGTTGTACGTAGATTTGACCTATTAGGATGTTTCTATCGATTACGTCTGCAGTATTATTAGTATCGTCCATTATTACTCTATAAGCATAGAGTCCTTGTTTCTGCTGGATACTTTCTAGGTATGGGTTAACCTGTGCTAGGAAGTTGTTTCTAGTAGAAGTTGAATTCTGTTCGAATACTAAGTTTTGAGCTACTTGGGATATATACGACTTCATTGCTATTAAGAGTCTTCTTACGTTAACTCGGTCTAGGGCTGAAGCTTTTGTCTGTAGTGTCTTTTGTCCGTATACCACTACTCCTGTTCCAGGAAAAGATGCTATTGGATTCACTTTACTAGTATACAGTGTATCTCTAGTTGCTTGGGCTAGTTTTCTTTCTGGTCTAACTACTTGACCTAAGCCACCTCTGTTAATACCTGCTGGAGCGAACCAAGGATCTGATACTGTATCAGTGTATGCGAAGACTCCTCCCATTACGGTTGAAGCTGGTACCCATACCTGTGTTCCTGTATCAGGATCTATTACCTGCACCCATGGCCAGTAAGAAGCTGCATAAGAAGTATTTCTACTTGCTGCTTGTCCGGTTACTGAAGTTACTGACTGTCCATATTTAACTAGGTCTAGAATGTATAAATTATCTCCTCTGTTTTGTGTATTTGAAATAATACTTGTCACTTGTGATGTATAATCTGCGTTATATAACCCCGGTGTTAGCATTATGTTGTATTTGTAGTCGTCAGAATTAGATAGTAACTTAATCATATTTCCATAATCACCTGCTACTACTCCTTGAGTGTTAGTACCGTTTATTGCATCGTAGAAGTTAGCACCGCCCATTACATCACCTGCTGCACTAGAAAATGCACCGCTGTTTGCTAACGGTATAGAGGCTGTGTATTGTGATTTTGCAACACCTGCGTTATCTAAGTAGTTGGGGGTTGGTGAGTTAACTGTTGAAACTCTTATGTATCTAGAAGCTACAGGGTATGCTCCTGTAGTTTGAAGATAATAACTTGTACCGTCTTCGGTGTAAGTAAATGACTGGTCTCCAATTCTTCTACTTACGTAATTTGTAGATAGAGGATCTAATGATAGGTTAGTCCATGTTTCTAGTACTGATTTCTCTAGTGTGTTATCATTACCTTTTCTCACCAGTAGGTCAAATGTTCCAGAACCGCTATTGCTATTTACGATTTCATATCTAACATTATCTACAGAACCACTGTCCATTGATCCGTCAGAGTTTAAACTAGAGGAACTATTCATTATAGTACCTTCTGCTAAGGTCTCAAACGTTACTGCTACAATACCAGCTTCTCCAGTTACTACTGTAGTAGCGGGAGAGTAGGATCCGGATGTAATTCTTGATACAAGTAGTGATTCACCTCCGCTGTTGAAGTAGTTGTATGCTGCTATTGAAGTAAAGTACGTATAGATGCCACTACCACTGGTGATAGTAGTTCCAAATACGTTTTGATATTCACTGTAGGTCGTAACTACTGTTGGAACCTCTACGGGACCTTTAGCTGTTGGTCCAATTATCGCTGCTCCTACCGTGATAGGGCCTTGAGTGATAAAAGATTGGTCATTCTCCCTTGCGAGGACGCCTGCGGATATTAAAGTTTCTGCCATTTTAGATTAACGTTTAATAATAAATAGATTGTTTTCTTTCGAAGGTTTATTCCTTTCCTGAAAAAAGGAAGATATTTTGTAAGTTTTCACCTTGTATTAGATGTTATTAATATCCGATACGTTTTCTACGTTGAAGGATACCTTACTGGAGGTACTGAATTTCTTAATAGAGTTGAGGTCTTTTTGTCTTGTATTAGGTACTATATAACCATTTAGTTTTACAGTAAAGGTACTCCGTACTATCCTCTCACTATCTGCAGTAAGTTCTGTCTGGAAGCCGAATTGTTCTATTGTTGCTTTAAACTTAAACTTCTCAGGGTCCCCCCAGTATGAATCGGATGCATACTGTACTGCTTCTACTATTGAGTTTTGATGCTCTACATAGTAGGTATAAAGTACGAAAGTATAGTTAATTGTCAAGTAATCCGGTACTACTATTGCGTAGTATTCTTTTTCCGGCTTTCTATTATTAAGTACTTCGAAGTTAGAATATGCGTTTTTCGAAGTATAGCTTTTACCGGTCACCATATAGTTAGCAGGAGAGTTAGCGTCTAACTTATTGGCAAGTGCTTTATTCTTTGCGATACTAGCTCTCTTGAATAGTACTAGTGGAGCCATGATAGCGCCTTTAACATCTCTCAAATACCCGTCTTTCTGGTAGGATTTCCATTTCTCGGGAGATGAAAACATTATAGGTACCTGTATCTTTTCTCCGTTCTGGACTACTTGTAGCTTCAATACTTCATTAAAGTAGTATAGTATTGCTTCGTCGTGATCTTGTAATGATACAGTTAAAGATTTTCCTTTCTCATCTTTTTCCGATAGTTGTAATCCTCTATTGTTTTGACTTGGTACTGAGTTGTTAGGGTTTCCTCTCTCTTTATCATAGGGGTTCACTAGCGAATTACTAATCTCTTTTTGAGTCTTCGGTATGGGTTTTTTAGTACTCATCTACCGTATTTCTTTGTTATATGTGTCTTCAGAGATTTTTTAAGTTTGCTTAAAACTTCTCCATATTTAACTAACTGTGTATCCTCAGGGCTTTCTCCTATAGCTTTTTCTAATAGTTCTAAAGCTATGTCTAGTGCTCCGATACTACCTTTTAACGGTGTTGGAGTGATATCCCATGATATAGTTCCTGTTTCCTTGTTAGTAAGGGTAGGTTTTGAGGACGTGTATCCCATGTTTGCTTTTTCTGTTAGTACTTCTATTAGTTTCATATTCTCTGTTTATCTAGTCCTATTCTATCTGCCGGTACGTAATGTGTGTTACATATTAGTGACAGGCTTGTTCCGAAATCCTCTAACCCAGTCTCCAGTGGGTTTGTTCCTGTACTGTCTGTGTTTGAGTATCTAGGGTCTTTACCTACAAAGTATTGATTCGATATTACGTTATCAATCTCCCAGTATGCATTTTGCCATTGTATTATATCCCCCTCTTCAACCAGTACGTTAGCATCAACCAGGTCAGCTCTTAGAAATTTAAAAGTTACCGGTTGACTAAAGTTTATTACTCCATCCTCTATTGGAGATGATTGATCAGCTCTTTCTATTAACGTATAAAGTATAACAGGTTCTTGAAAGATTCTACCAGAGGTAGTTTCTCCGTATATGTTTACCTTAGTATCTTCAATATTATACCCATAATATATTATTTGCTGAGATATAATATTATGCATCAACTCGCGGTTAATGTGTCTGAGTAAGCTTATATCTCTCGACCCTCCGTACAGACTCATAATGTTCTAATTTTTATGCTATTTAACATACTATCCAATGAATATAGGTTGTGGTACTAAGTTTAATTCCTTTTGCTTATAGTCTGCTTCTAACGCTCTTCTCTCTAATAGTTTCTCTCTTGAAGTATCTTCTAAATACCCTTTCAGTTTCTCTACCAACGATGCTTTTTCTGCAGTAGCAGCAGTTATAAGATCAGCATGATTTAAAGTAACCTCTGCACCTGGTATGGGTATTGTTCCGTATTTTCCACGGACATAACCTAAAACCTCTTTAACAAGTGCCAATGTATATTCGAAGATCCACTGTCTACCTATTGAATTAATTTCTGAATAGGTTGGGTTTTTGTACGGTACATTTGATACGTTTGATACCCCTCCTGCTGTCCCTGGAGCATTTATAGAATTCCTATCTGATTCTTTTATATACTCAAAGCGTAGTTTTCCTCCGGATACTGTCGGTATAGGGAATATCCTAATATTATTGTTTACAAGTTCAAAAGTAAACTGTGACTTTCTAATCTGGTCGTTAAACTCTATAGCCTGTATCTTCTGTAAGTCGTAGTTTATAGGCATCATCATGAAACTTATCGCCGGTGAGTATGATCCCCATCCGAACGTATCCATCAACTCTACCATGCCAGTACCAGTTCCTGCGTAAGGATCAAAGTATCTTGTTATTGCAGGCGGTGCTTCGAAGAACACTCTCTTCACTTCTATCCTATCTGTTGCAGATATAGATGCTGAGTCTTGTGCCCATGCATTTAAGTCGTAGTTTTGCTGGTTACTTGTTACTACTAAAGAACCGGTATACCAGGTAACTGTTCCTCCAACTCCTGCTTCTTCTCCATACTGGTGAGACATTCTAATAATAGAACTAAGGTTTGGTTGTATTACATCTGTGTTTAGGGTAGTTGTTGTAGTGGGAGTACCCTCTAAGGAAAGGTAGTCCTGTCTTATCTTATAGGCATAAATCTCATTGCCGTAGGTTGTTACCGCTTCTTCAAAAGCTGCATAGAAGTTTATATCCTGTAATTCTATGTTTTCAATAGGGTATCCTAATCTACGGGCACAGAAAGTCACGACCTTATCTGCATCGGTTTGGAATTGATAGTCGTTATCGTAAAATCCGAACGGAGTAGCTCCCGGGTAAAATAGGGAGGTACCGTCGTAAATTGTAATATTAGCCATATGTTATAAATAGGCCGTAGCTTACTAATACTATATTGTTGGTATCTCTACTATTGTGAAGGTTGAACCTGGAGATAGGGTCTCTAAAGATCCGGTTACATTCTCAGTTACATATAGTAAATATTTATTTACTACGTTATCTCCATCATTATCCACTGAAGCGGAAGAATTCATAACATAGAACGGTAAGGTTGTTATTGAACCGCTGCTTGCTTGATACGACCCGCTTGACTCGTACATCACACAGTCTATAGGGGCGGTGTCTCCGTCTACCGGTAGGTGAGCTACTAATCTAAAATAAGGTTTTAGGTAGGTTGCGTAATTGTACGTAAATGTACTTGTTGTTTGAATTGCCATTTTTCTTTTTTTATTTTAGTTGTTAATGTTGCTTTACTTAGTTGTTCTAGTGTTATAGGTATTAATTTTTTACCTTGTGCTTCTATTTTCTTTTTTAGTTCTGGTGTTAGTTTTATCATTACTATAAGTATGCTGGTATTATATAGTCTATACTATTATATATAGAGGTATTTGCTATATGTTGTGGTAGAGATTTTCTACGCAGACGTAGGTCTTAGTATCCATTTAGTAAGTATTGATCTGCTCTTTTAACTTTGTTAGATATATCTGTCATTCTCCTTAAGGTTTTAGTATTCACTAAGTCAGGATGAACCCACCAATCTTCAAAAGTGCTATTCTTATCTGGAGCTATATCAGATACTACTAATTTATACCCTTTAGATTCTAAGAAGTTTCTCGATTTCTCTCTGTAATCTAATGACCGGTCTACATAATGATCGTGTTCGTATGTGATTACTCTGAATCTATATTTATCAAAAGGTATGTTTAGTAAGGCAGTGTAGGTGTTTTGTGCCGGTTCTATATCTAATTGAAGATAATCTATAGTTTCTCCAAGGTTATGCTCCTGTATAAGGGCGTCTAGGTTTACTTTAGTAGCATCTTGTAGGATGCATTTGTTTTTACGTTCAGCATTGAATTTCTCAACTTCTCCAGAATCAATATCTAACGAGAATCCCTTCCAGTTGAATTGAGTTTCAAGTAAGGCTGTATTATTTCCTTCAAAGGGTCCGGCAGATCCTATCTCGATATAGGTTCCGTTTTTCTTCCCGTCGAGCATACAGAGTATGAAAATATCCTGCAAGGCTTGTGAGTAGTTCTTTTCTACCTTCTCCGAATTTTTAAATGGGTACTTTAGATTGCGGTGGTTAAGTTCTCTAATGTAAGGTAGTTTAAAGAATCTTTCTCCGACAATACTTGTTAGGTTCTTATGACAAGCGTCTATAAACTTACCTTCTAGAACCCAGTCTTTTAGTAGATGTTGAAATAAGTAGCGAGACTCGTCACATTTGCCGATCCACCATGCTGCTACTCCTTTTTGAAAGAGTAGGGCGTGTTCGCCGGGATAGTCTACGTCTACTAAAGTTTCCTTAACGTGTTTTAATTTTGCAAGGCCTTGGACAGCTGTTAGGTAGGACTCTTGCCATTCCCCCTTCTCTTGGTAATCACAGCTTAGGTGGTAGTATGCTTCTGGGCGTTCTGTATTATGAGTTACTGCGTTCAGTAGGGCTCCTCTGGTAGAGTGCGGACGATTCCCGGCTTCTTTTAAGCATAGAGCTACTTTAAGTAGTGCTTCGTAAATTAAATTATCATCTGTTGCATATTCTGCACATCTCAAGAAATACGTCAAAGCTCCAGCTCTATGCCCTTCTTGATAATATTGCTCTCCTAGCAGGAGATTTATCTCCGGGTTGTAGGGATCTTCTATAAAGTTATCATATCTATCCATTGATTAATTCTTCTATAACTGCGTGAGGTATCTTCAGTGCGTAGGCTGCGTTGTCGTAAAATCCGTAAGTTACTACTAGGTCGTTATCTACGACTGCTGCCCCACATACGAATTCAACTCTCCCGGTCATAAGTTTAAAGACGTCGGACGTCTTCACTATATTCCAATCCTTATCCCATACTATTATTCTATGGTTGTATATAGTGTCTTTATTATTATTCTCATTCATCCAGAAATCAACTTCATGAATAATGCAGAGCCGGTAATCACCCCATGTTACTACTGAGGATCCACCTCTTAGGTCTTTTGCTAGTTCTAACTCTTGATACGGCTTTGTTACTATAACCTTACTGCTCCTAGTCTTAGGATCTACTTCTACTACTTCGACAGGGTTTGTCCATTTAACGTAGCAGTATTCCATATCGTTAATCGGCATCCAATTTTTCTCACAGTAGGATTCTAGATTATCAGGCGGTTCGATCCTATATCTTGACACTTCCTGCACATGTCCATCTACGGTTACTACCTCAGAGAGTTCCATCCTACCTTCTCCGTTTGTTTTAGTATCCCTTCTAACCCCAGTTAGGTATGTTTTACTTCCCCAGTTAACTACCCTTGCATCCTCTAATCCGATAAACTCCCAAACAGGGGTTTGATCTAATAGCGAAGTATCTACTTCAGAGTATGTTTCAACCTCTAGAGTCTCTTTGTTAAGTGTACAGAGGTAATTCGTTGTTCTTAAGTGGGTATCATCTTCCGGATGAAGGTATGCTAATGGACCCCATCGTCCTTGAAATTTCTGTTCGTTTTCAGAGTGGTATAGTATATAACCTACATGCCGTATGTTACACATAAGCCGTCCATCCTTATCTAAATACACAGAAGGATTACAAAGACCTGTCCCGTTAGTTTTACTAGAAGGGATCTTTAAGGGGGTTAAAGTCCCTCCTCTTTGCAGTACTAGCTTAACTAAGTTATCTATCATTTAGATTTCACTACTCCACTATTTGTAATGTTCTCCACCTGCCCAAAGAACTAAACTCTTTCGTAATCCTGAAGTTACAGGGGTTACTCTATGTTGTAGGTATGATGGGAATATCACAACTGAGCCTTTTATTTGAGGTATTGCTTCTATGCTTCCGCCTGTATTTATTTCTAAAATCCCTCCTTTATATTCTGAAGGATCGGAGAGTTGTACTATTATAGATACTTTACGGTGGGCGATAGAACCCGGTCCTATATCGATATGCCAGTCGTAATGGCCGCCATCGCTGTTATACTCTGTATATTGTATATCATCTATAATAGAGTAGAGGTTGAACTTCCAAATACTATTAGCTTCCTGTACGTACTGTATTAATGTGTCGTATATCCAGGAATATTCGTTATTTGGTACGAGCCATTTAATATCGCTATTCCGCGTATCTTTACCAGTACCGTTTACAACGGTAGCTTTTTCAAGCTTGGTGGTTTTAGTAAGTGTTTTAATTTTACTAATATCTTTAGGAGAAAATCCGTCTTCAAACCAATAGTAGTTAGTTTGGTCAACCTCTAAGTCTGGGTTGAATATAGGCCTAGTGTACATGAGTGTAATATACGGTATTCTTCTGTTTACAGCAACTTCTCCCTTTATAAAGTTGGTTATTTGTTCTTACAGGTTTTTCTAAATTGTCTAACATTACCTGTAATATACAAACCTTTAGGAAGTTCGTAGTTGGTTAGTACACATTAGTAGCGAGACTGTCCATAATGTCTATAAAGATAGTAGGTAGAAGTCCTTGATTGATTGCAACTGTTCCTACGTATCCTGTAGTAGCTGCTCCTGAGATTCCTTGAACTCCTGTTGTACCTTGTGATTCTATTTTCTTTTTTAGTTCTGGTGTTAGTTTTATCATTACTATAAGTATGCTGGTATTACGTAATCTGTTCCACTTATATTAACTACTAACCATTCATCTGGTTCTGATAGGTATACATTTGAGTTACCTCCTCCTTTTACTATATA